AAAACCCTCATCGCTTACGCGTTGAGGGTTTTTGTTTTTATGGCGTTTGATATTTCACATCGCTTCGCGACAGTGACATACCGCAGGTCTTCCAGAATGCACGCACAAAAAAACCACCTTCGAGGTGGTTTTTTATTTACCGAGATTGTCAGTCCCCGCGGTATTCACATCCACTGGTGCAGGTTTCGTGAATCCGGATAGCCGACAGCTCAGGCAGCAATGGCTTCAACTCATTCCAGATCCATTTCGCCAGGTTTTCGCTGGTCGGGTTCTCAAGACCTGGGATGTCATTCAGGTAGTTATGGTCAAGGCGCTCGTAAAGCGGTTTGAAAATAGCTTTGATTTCCGAGAAGTCCCGGATCCAGCCTGTATGAGGATCGACCTTGCCAGCCAGATGAATGCCGACACGAAACGAATGCCCGTGCAGACGTCCACACTTATGCCCCTCTGGAACGTGGGGGAGAAGATGTGCTGACTCGAATGTAAACTCTTTGAAGATTTCCAATTTATGACCTGTAGTTCTTGAATTACGCGGCCTGTAGGCTAGGCCGCGTTTTTGATGTACTAATCAATGTACTGGTTAGTCGTTGCTGGGTGACAGATCTGTGATCCATCGAGCGATTTCTGACTGCCGCCAGGCAACTGAGTTAGGACCTATTCTAACCTGTTTCGGAAAGGTGCCTTCCCTGATTCTGCGATAGACGGTGTTCCGACCGAGGCCCGTGGTGTGAAGTACCTCGTCAAGACGCAAAAGGCGATCTATGTTCTGGGCTGCTGCCATACTGTTTTCCTCTGGCATTGCTGGTATGCGTTGGAGAATCATTTATCTGGGCCGCTCTGGGTAGCGTTGAAAGCCAGAGTCAGTGCATGCGGATCGGCACCACGCTGATGCAGCATCATTGCGAAGTTGGCGATGTCTTCAAAGTTGCCAAGGTTGCCCTTCGGTAAGTGCTCAACCAGTTGCTCTGCAAGCTGCTCATCTTTCACCCACGGCTTGCCCCAACTGTCCCGACCTTTGGCGCGACCCTCGGCAAGCTTGGTTTTCATCGCAGTAGCAAACCGGTCGACGGCCAGGTTGTCAGGGTGCTGGTTGGGATGTGTGGGCAACGGACAGCTGCAAAATGATTCGATCATTGCCAAGCACTCGGCAGCATCTGCAGACCGCGAACGCTTCAACACCACCCGCGATTTGCTCAGTAGTGAGACAGCCTGAGTCAATAAAGTCAGTGTTTCGGTAAGTTGCCTACGTGCTTTGTCACGCGCGCCTGTGCGACTCATGCTGCCTCCCTGCAGAGTTCGATCTGCCGCCATGGGTCGTTTGCTTTTGCAAGTGCGGCCATCGGAGGAGGGCTAACGCTGTTTCCGCACATGTGTACTTGCTTGGTCTTTGTAAACAGTTTGCCGTCTGCACCGTGGGTAATGATGTAGCCGGCGGGGAAGCCCTGAGCCTTGTATAGCTCTGGCGGTTTGAGCATTCGCAGGCAGATGTCGACGATCACGTATGGCGTGCCCTTGACCATCACGGTGACCAGCGCCAGGCGATCCTTGGTCGTGATCGTTGGTGCTGGCTCTCCTGCGCCGCTGACGTTCTCTGTCCCGTAATAGCTGATCAGGAAAGCAGCAACACGCAGAGCGCCTTCCTCGTGTTCCGGTGACAGCATCAATGAAACAACAGAGCTTTTGCCGCCGCCACCTGCCGTTACCGTCGGAGCTGGTTCGTCCAATGCCTGGCCGATACTCGCTCCAAACTGGCGCTCCATGAATGCAGTGACCAGTCCGTGATGCTGCCCGCCGGCGCTGATGGTGTGCAGCGGATCTATCAAATCCCGCGCATCACAGTTGCCCCGCAGGTGGACCAGGCTTGCTGCTATAAGGGCATGGTGCTGTCCAGTCGTCACTGTGGGCACTGGATCGTCCAGATCTGTCGGGCCGTGGCCAGTGGTGTTGGTGATCAGCGTGGCTGTCACCAATTGCTGCTGGCTTCCAGTGTTGGTGACTGTCGTCATCGGCTCGTCTGCACCTTTGCCGTGGATGGTGTTGAAGCCGCCGTTCATCTGAGCCATGAAAGCGGAGACGACCGCATGTTTCACGCCGCCAGCTACAACTGTGCCCAGCGGCTGGTCTATCCCTGGCACGCGAGGTAGCTGCCCATTGCGCTCGCCATAACCTGACTGGATAAGGGTGGGGCTGATCAGCGTCAGTTCGCCACGGTTGGCGCAGGTGATTGTCGGCAATGGCTCCAGTGGATCGTTGATGCGGTCGCTGCCTTGGTGGGTTGCCGGTGCGATAACCGGGCTGACCACAGAGAACGCGCCGCCCTTTGGATATGACGTAACCGTGCGCAGCGGCTCGTTGGCCGATTGCACCGTCTCGCCTGACCAGTTTGCAATCGGGACGATAAACGGGGCCGGGCTATCGATGACGAACTTTTTCATACCTTTCGCGACTCGGCGCAGGGTGGCTGGAGCCAGGTCTTTCTTGCGTCCGAATACGCTTTTCCCCAGGTCTGTAAAGTCGATGCATTCGGCGGCAGTCTTCCAATGTTTCTGGCCTTTGGCAGGACGCTTGGCGTGGGTTGGTTCTGGCCATACGATAGGCTCGCCATCGCAGCGAGCAATCATGAACAGTCGCTCCCGGCTGGTGGGTGCGCCGAAGTCGCATGCCCGGATCACACGCCACTCGACGGTATAGCCCAGTCGTTCCAGTCCGGCCACGAACACGGCCCATGTCTGGCCACGCCGCGTTGGGTCTGGCACCAGAAATTGCTGATCGACTGGAACGACCTCACCAGGTGCGGCAACAGTGTGCTGCACCTTCGCTTTGCCATTGGTGCCCTGAACTGTGACCAGCTTGATCGCCCTACCTGTGGCCGGGTCTCGTTTGGCCACCAGCGGCCCCCATTGCAGGATCTGCTTTACGTTCTCCAGGCTGATGACGCGGGGTTTCTTTTTGCCTGCCCACTTTAAGCCGATCCATGACAGGTTGCGGATCTCGCGTTTGCGAGGCTGGCCACCGGCTGCCTGGCTGTGATGGGTGCAATCCGGGCTCATGTGGAACCAGCCCACGGCCTTGCCGCCGCATTCGGTATCTGGATCGCCGTCGAACACGTCGGTGTTGAAGTGCTTCGCGCCCGGGTGGTTGACTGTGTGCATGCTGATGGCTGCAGCGCTGTGGTTCTTGGCCACGCTGACTTTCCGGCCGAGGCCCATTTCCAGCCCAGTACCAGCGCCACCGCCTCCACAGAAATAGTCGACAACAATCTCGTCGTCTTGCGCGTTAAACCCTAGGCTGTATTGAGTTTTGAAATCAAATGGCGGGCGAGTGAGTGAGGTCATGCTGTCACCTCATTCGCGACCGTCACGCTGGCCTGCAGGCCACACTTCGTACATCCCAGTCCAACATGCGAAAGGCTGGGTTCATGATCGCTTGGGGAACGGTACAGCTCTTTCGCGGGGCGCTCAGGTTGGAACGGTCTTTCACAAATCTGCGAAAGGGCCTTCCCCCCCACCACAGGCTGCGCGGGCGGGCGATTTTGAGCGATTAGCGTTGCATCATGAGTGGCTGCCTCGCGCAGCTTTTCGTGGGGTACAGGCGCTTCGGTGGTGCTGCTGGGAAGAGCAGTAATGCCTGCTGCTGCGCAGCAGAGACTATTTGTTTTTTGTGCGGTGCTCCAACTGCTGTTGCGGAGCAAAGCGGCTTGCGGCTGGTGGGCAGTCTGTGAGTGATCACTGCCGCTTTCCTCCGATGCTTGGTTGCAAGTTGATTTATCGGACGCTTCTGGTTTTGTGCCGACGATGTAAAGCACCTGCGCCTGGTCATTCTCCTCGACCAGATCGGCCAGTAGCAGTGCGTTTTCGACCTCCTTTCGCAAGGTGCGCAAAGCGTCAGGGCCAATCATCGACCTCAGTCGATTGTTCAGCTCTTTGTTGAAACGGGTCGTAGCACGGAGTTCGGCAATGGCTTTGGTGTGCTGCTGGTGCAGGTCGCCAGCAGCTTGCGGGCTGAGCCGCAGCAGGGGGATAGGTCGGTTCATGCTGCGTTCACCTGCTGGTCTGATACGCCGAGCGCTTCAGCCATTTGCAACGCCTGCTGCCGGAGCGCCAGACAATCGCGTTCCAGTTTTTTGCCGGTACGAAACGCGCTGAAAGTCTCTGCAGCGATTCTCAGTTTCTCGGCTATATCGTTCAGCGCGTTTCGTTCTTGCGCACCAAACGCCATACCTCGCTGGAGTCTTTCGCAGTGTCGCGCCAATTGCTCATTGTCTGTGCGGATCAGCCTCAATGATGCTTCAAGCTCATGGATCGCCAGAACGTCTTGTTCGCGCGGTACTTGTTCGCCGTTCTTGATACCAATTTTGATGCCGTCGCTACGGCCTATCATGTAGCCAAACCACAAAAGCAGGCCGGCTGAAATGATGAGTCCGATCAACACGCAGATTTGAGTCGTAGTCATGTGGTGTGCTCCTGGTGAGGTTGCCCGGCTGGTGGTGGCAGCCGTTTTGGTTAGGTCGGTGAATCTGATTCAGTTTGAGAATTGCCCATCTCTTCATCGGCCTTGTATGCACGGATGTCGATCAGAGCTGCGACGTGCCGAATGTGCGCGAACTTCGGTGCTTTGCGGCTTGTGTCCAAGGTGGTGATCGGGAGCGGGATTCGTCCGTTCTCAATCTCGGCAACAAACGACCGTTCATTGAGGTTTCGGAAGTACTGCTCGCGCAGCTTGTCTAGGGGGATGAGTACATCTCCGAAGGTCCGATACAGCAGCTCAACGGTGGCCGCTTCCGGTGCTGGCATCAGACGTAGCGGATTCTGGCTGTGGTCCTTCATGCTGCGGCTTCTTTGGGTGGGGGAATGTAGTCGTACATGTCCATGAGCGCTTCTTGTGCTGTACGTCCGCGCCCAAATACGTAACCTGCGCAAGGTCGACGCATCGTGAGGGTGAGAGGGATCCATTGGGGTAGAGTGATGCTAAGGTCGAGCGTGACGTGGGCATCGACCATTTGAAGTTCGCATGCCAAAAACTCAGTGATGGCCAGCAACTTGATTTGCTCCTGCTGCAATGGCGTTGCCGCGACAGCTTCAAGTCGCGCGGCTGAGTTAATGCCAGCAATGACAGCAGCAACATCGTTCTGAGTGCGCTGTTCTGGCGGAATGCGCAGCAAGTCAATCAGCAAACGGTCAATCGCTTCTTGGTTCATTCGGTCTTCTCCGCTTGGGGTGGTTCCAGCTGTTCAGGCAGTGCCGTTTGGTGAGCTCGCGCAGGTGTTCAGGAACCTCAAGAAGCGCTGCATTGCGTTCCTCCCGCGTATGCAGCGCGACGATCTGGCGAGCGTATTCCCTAGGCCACGTCACGTTTTTCGGCCGGTATTTCAGGCGCAGCCAGCCCCAGTTGTTCGGCTAGCCAGCGTATGCCGGGCTGCTTTACCCTGGTTGATTGGCTGTACTGCATGCCCGACTGGTGATGGAACCAGCTACTGTCTTTGACACGCATGTACTCGCGATCCCGCGTGGGGTAGGCGGGAAGGTTTCGTTCATTGAGTAGTGCCTTTTCCCTCATCAGAGAGATGAGCTTGGGTCTGCTGATGCCAAGTTGTTTTGCGGTCTGAGCCAAGGTGCGTTCCATGCTTCCTCCTAAGCCGCTTGCATTGCGGGAGTCGCAATGCTGGCCAGGTGATTGATGGATTCGACAACCTTTTCATGGATTTCGGCATCTGGACCGGACAGCGTGAAGCACTTGGTCCGAGGCTGCCTGACTCCGATAGTCATAAGGGTTGTTGCTGCTGTTCGGGTTCTGTTGCGATGAATCGAGACATGAATCGGCTGTTCAAGGCCAACGTCCAGGCTGAGCATGCCGCCCCGGCGTACCAGATCTAAAACCTGCAGACTCAGTTGCTCGTCAAGGACGTCGTATTTTCCATCGGTGCGCTTTGCTGGGGATGTGCCTAGATCGAGCGGGCCGTTAGCTATCTCTTCGATAAAAGCGGCCAGTTGGAGGTGCATCTTTGGGGTATTTGGCAGCGTCAGGGAATGGCGTTGATTGCCTACCTCGACCCTGAACTGAGTTTCCGCTGAAGCGCGTTCGACCTTGAGGCGAAAGGGCAGGGCACCACTTTTTGTTGAGCGAGCGGTGTGGTTGAACGTTTCTGTAAGCTTGGCCTGCGCTTTGAGTAAGGCCAGTGTTTTGGCATCGAGTTTGTATCTGCTCATGCTGCGCGCCCTCCATCGTTCGGATCGAATGGTGAAGGGGTAGCGCGAGCTGGCTTCTTAGGTTTGCTGGTGGTGAAAACACAACCGGCCGCGCGGGCAAGATGGCGGACTTCAAAGACCCGTAGCGGATCCGTAACGCTAGGATGGACGTGAAGCGTTGCAGTGGTGTGCATTGTGTTGCCTCGCTCTGTGGTGGAAGAGTGAGTCAAATATCAACCACTGGTTGATATTAGTCAATAGCTGGTTGACATTTTTGCGCTGCGCGAGCACATCCATAAATCTTTTCAGTACTGGATATTTTCCTTGAGTCACGCCTCGGAAATCATCAATATGATCGTGAAAAACGTGGCGAGATGCCAAAGTTCAGGAGATGGGGAATGACATGGAAAGACTGGGTGGATCTAGTAAGCTTTGTTGCAAATATCTTTTCTACAATTGCGTCTGGTATAGCAATAGGTATTTTTGTATTTAAACGCAAAGAAATCGTGTCCGCATTTTCTTTGCTATTTGGGTATTCTCACCAACTCACTCTTTCGGAGATTAAGGAAAAGTTAGAGCTTCTAAATAACTTCAATGCCGCTGAGTCGGGTAATGCTCAGACAATATTGAACATTTTTCACGATCTATTAGGGCAGATTCGAGGAAATGATAAGCTTCTAGTTTTGATGGATGTACAAATCAAAAAGTTGGAAATTATTCTAGAGTCTCCTGGGAAAGCTAAGCCTATCACCGAGGAAAAAAAGCGAGCGCTTATAAGCGAGCTTCGCGAGAAAGTTAGAAATCTAAATGTGCAGAATATAGATGATATTTCAGGGAGTAGACCATGAGTAAGATTGTAATTGCCGCAAATGCCATGATTGCAAATAAAAGCAGGATCTCAGACGTCTTACCTGGAGATAACGATAATGAGGTTTTCTTTTTATTCGACCGGAAGTATAAGTGGTCCGCAATTAAGAGAGCTGACGAGCACTATGCTTTATTTTACTATCCAGGCAGGCAGACCATAGAGAGCTTGGCTGGTATGCGAGGCGAGGAATGGGCGGAGTTCAGTCATATGGTTTCTTACAACAGTAAAGATATTGGTACTAAAGAAAGCCTAGATACTTTTCGTGATTTGTACATGCTGGTCAATGGTATGAAATATGGTATGGAACAAGTTCTTGACGATATCATCGAATCTGCTGATTTCTAAATTTTGATATTGTATAGGGTCATTCGGGGATAAATGAGCCAATGACCTTTCCACAAATGTGTGTCTCTTCAGTGATTTGTATTATTGGATATTGCGGATTTATGGGCTTTAGAAATTGCTGCCCAGCATCCTCTACGAAAACCTTAAATGTTGCTTCATTCGTCCTATCCAACCTTGCTATTACCCTATCGCCTGTATGAACCTCCACTTCCGGGTCGACAAAAATTATACAGCCCGCTGGATAGCTTCTACCAAGACCTGGATTTGTCATCGAGTCGCCTCGCACTTTAAGCGCATACCCGCTACTACTAATAGGTACCGGACAAGATAGCCATGAATCTGCGCTATCCGACCCCACATTTGACGAAGTCTCGCACCAGGCACCAGCTTGTACCCAAGAGATCAATGGGACCTTTCCAGATGTTGCGTGTAACGTGATTACGTTGCTCCCGCTACCAATGCCTGAATCACTAGAATCCACATGTCTTTCGACACTGCTCTTTGGTCCAACGCCATATTCCAACCACTCGCGGCGTATACCAAGCCAAGAGCACAGCGCATGCATGCTGTCTGCCTCCGCAATAGCCTCCGCATTTAGCCATTTGCTTATGGCTTGGGTGGTTTTGAAAACGCCCATAACCTTGAGCTGTTTATGCACGTCCACACCTCTGCCACGGGCGCGGACACCCGCATCATCAAGTGCCTCCTGAAGGCGTGAGCTGAACGCAGCACGTAAATCATTTTTATCAACCATAGGTTGATGATTGCACGACAGTTGCACAAAAGTCAGTTGGCATTTAATATCAACCAGCAGTTGATTATCGGAGCTAGTAATGTTGGATCCAGCACAGTATCCCAGCGCTATTGCGCTTGCTTTTGAGGCTGTAGGAGGTATCGGTGCCGCCTCCAAAATTTGTGATCGGAGCTGTCAAGCCCTAAGCAAATGGCGGAGATCCGGCTTTTTGCCACGGACTGAATATACGGGTGAGACCTGCTATTCGAGAAAGCTTGCACTGGCTGCTTCAGAGAGGGGGTACCCCTTCGACGCGGTATGGTTACTCAACGCCTCAGCGCCACACAAATTAATTGGCTAGAAAAAAGGCGACCCAAGGGCCGCCCAGTTTCCCCCAGCACGCGCCACCACAGCGGAGCCGGGCCGCGATCAAGGTTGACGGGCACACCACATGCAATCCGTCGGTCTTCATCGCGTTTTCAAGGCACGGATGCCTTGAGTTGCTGCCTCCTCCACCACAGAGCGGGCAGCTTTTGCGCCAGAGGTGAACGACGGATCGTTCGCCTCGGCACGGTGCCGGTAAGTCCGGCGTGTGGACCCTTTCAAGCCACGCGGCAAATGTATCACCACTACATGCTGCGCGGCACTGGCAACTTACAAGGATTAATGCCATGAGCCGAATTGCTCTGAGTTGTATTGAACGGGCGCAGCGGGAGATCCTGCCGCTCGATCTGGCGCTTTACCATGCTGCAAGGGACTACCCTGGCGGCGCTGCTGCAATTGCCGTCACCACCGGCAGAAACCCCACGACCCTGCAACACAAGCTGTCACCCACACACCCAAGTCATACGGTCAACATTCAGGAATTCGGCGAGATCCTGGAGCTGACCAAAGACCGGCGCATTCTGGATGCTGTGCATGCGTTGGTCGGGGATACGACTTGGCAGGAGTTGGCAGAGGCTTATACCAACGATATGCCGGAGACGTTGACCACGGGCATTGCAGAATACTTCCATCAGGTCGCGAACCTTGCCGAGACATGGGCAAAGAGTATCGGCGACGGTGTCGTGAGCGATCAGGAGCTGGCTGAGATACGCCTGCAGGTGTTTCGCGGCATTCAGGGCCTGCTCGGGTTGTTCAACCGCGCCTCCTACGTCAATCAGACGACGCGGGGTGCTGATCATGGCTGACATTGCCGACTTCGCTAATGACTTGGTGCAAGAGCGCATAGATCAAGCCCTCGCGGCTCGGCGTGCGGCCAAGCCTGTAACCACGCTTCACTCGTTTCCTTTTTGCGAAACCTGTGAAGAGGCTATTCCCGATGCACGACGTATTGCCTTGCCCGGTTGCACGCAATGCCTGACCTGCCAATCCCTGCTGGAATTGCGTGAGGCCCGTCATGCTCGATGAGGTGCTGGGGCAATTCGCTGACTACGGTCTTGAGCCTGCTCAACCGTTAGTGTTCGGCAAGTTGACCCGTTGCAAGACATCCCAGGACAAGGGAAAGGAAAAGAACGGTTGGTACGTCATTCACGAGCATTGGACCGAAAAGAACGAGTCGCTGATCTTCGGTAGTTTCGGTGACTGGCGTTCGGGCGAGTCGCAGAAGATCAAGGTGAAAGCGGGCCGAATGTCGCCTGAAGAGCGTGAGGTCATGCGCGCTCGCCAGGAGGACGCTAAGCGTCGCGCAGCTGAGGTTGCCGCTAACGCCGCCCGCCGTGCAGCCAGTCGGGCGGCGGGGAT